GCAACCCAAGGCTCTCATTGGTGGCAGGGTCATGGTCAAAGCGTGGTGCGTAGTAGGCAGAGGCTGTCGTTGGGTAGTAGGTTTCTAAGCCTGTGGCAACGTCTGTGCGCTCTTGCATTTCTTTGTCGGCTTCGTAGACGTGAGCGCCCCAGATTGCAATGTCTCCATCCGTATTCCCTATGTATGCAAATCCAGAATTAGATAAAGTAAATGTTTTGCTGACTAAAACCCAATCACTCGTGGGTGTAAAATCTTGCGTTTGAATAACGCCTGTCGTTCCATCTCGAAAATAAAGACGACCTGTTGTCGCTCCCAAGGTTTTTACAAAAAAGTTAAAATTCCAAGAAGAAGATGGTGGGGTGATTAGCCTTCTGATTACATTGTCACTAGAAGTAAAACTCGTTCCATCTGCACCTGATAAAGTATCGGCTGTAGAAGTTCCATCAGGAGCATTCGTTGTATTGGCAGAAACAGAAACACTGCCGCCTTTTTGCCATGCAGAATTATCAAATTGTTCAGAATAAGTAACAAGATTATGCCCCGCCCACTTCAGCGTACCGTCTGAGTCCACCACTGTGGCGTTGGAGCCTCTGGAGAAATCGACTCGACTGTCTAACGCCAAATCCTCTGCAAACCGTAGATCAAGCTGTGGTTTGATTCCTTGTGCAGATTGATTAGTTTTAAGTTTATTCAGAGGATTGAACGAAAACATTAGACCATCTCCGTTACGTATAACGTACCATCAGCCGTAGAACGGATAACAGATACATTATCGCCTTCAAAGACGTGGATATACTCAACAGTGCCTGCAGGAAGATACACATCTGATGTTGTTGCTGTTGAACCAATCGCATAAAAACAATCGATATCTGTGGCTAAACGTAACACACGTCCGCCTTTTGATGCGCCGGTTGCTGTTGTATTCGATGTTGAACGAATGTTCACTAATTGAGTTGAATTAGGACGCAGTACCTGAATAGGTTTTGCGTTAGCGTCAATTGCTAATTTAGACATGGTTTTCTCCGTAGGTGTGAAAGAGGAAAACTGTAAAGAGGAAAGCCCCCGAAGGGGCTAACCAGAGGGATTAGACTCCTGAAGGCATTGCCAACACGAATCCAGTCTCAGGACGAAGAACCTGAACACCGTACAGAGTATCTGCAGTGTACAAGTTTGCAAGATATTCTTGCTTGTACTGAGTTTGTGAACGAACACCCATTTGCTCTGCTAACACCATTGTGTCACGATGAGCAAGGATTGCCGCACGAGTGTCTTGTGCTGAAGTTGTCGCAGTATTTTCTGCGGCAGTTTCAATGACAGGACAGTTAGTTGAAACGTAGATATCTACACCGTAAAGAGTGCCGATCAAGCCGTTGTTAACTACATTGTTACCAACATAGTCTGAGCTTGAGTAACGCTCAATGCCGAGCATAATCTGACGTACAGATGGTGGAACAACAAAGAAACGTCCGTCCATTGGAGTGTCTGCATCGTCCATCTTTTTGATGAGTTCACGGAAAGCAAGGTCAGTAAAGACATCTGTATCTTCCATTGTATCATCAGTATAAGTTACAATGCCGTTAGACGCATCTACGTAGAAAACATTTGAGTTTTCCCACGCATCTGGAGTCCATGTTCCATTGATTTCTGCTTCAGTTGCAGAGCCATCGCCAAAACGCAGACCAAGATTCAACAGATGAGAATCAGTTTGCTTGGCAAGTGCATAACCCGCATCTTCTGTGTAGAAGCGACGAAGTGAATCAAGAGCTTGAACTTCTACAATATCTTCGATCAAACGAGAATATTCGTAGTGCTTGTTCAAATCAATTGCAACTTCTGATTCAGTATTTGCAATGATTGTAACAGCAGTGTCAGCGGCTTTTGCAGTCGCATCGCCACGAGTAGGCTTAGGGATATGTAGTTTGTCACCCTTCTTGCCTGACATTGACATTTTGTTAACGAGGTTAGCGGCAACAAGATTTTTCTTGTATGCGGCAACGATCTCGTCAGACCATAGTTCTGGGATAAAGGTAGCCGCTTCAGTCTTTGCTGTAAAGCCGCCTGCTCCCGGATAAGTTGCAGTAGCCATTAGTTTCTCCTATAAAGCTATCGGACTCGACCTTCGGCGTAAGCAGTTCGAATTTCTTCTGCAAGTGCTTGATAACGCTCTGGGTCAGTTTGCATTAGTTTAATAATATCAGCACGACGATAGATTTTCCGACTCGGTGCTTCGCCTGAACCTTTGGTACTTCCTGTTGAAGCCGCTTTTAGCTGACGCTTCCGATCTTCTTCTTGCACTTTGGCAGTCTCTTGTACAATGTTTTGACGTTCTTTCCAAGAAGATAGTAACTCGTCAGCGGCATCGTAATCAAATTGTTTATCTGCTCGTTCATACAATTCAGAACGTACTTTAGAGCCTGTCACCCATTCTGCAAACTTTTCATTTTGTATGATTTCTGAAAAGTCAGGATGGCTTGACTGTAGCTTAGTGAGAATTGCTTGTTGCTTCATAGCCATTGACATCTCTTCCGCCTCACGGATTTTAGGATGCTTGGCTATTGCCGCTTCAATTGCTTTCTCAGGTTCAGAGAAGAAGTCTATTTCTTCGTCTTTTTGTTGTGGGCTAGTTGACGCTTCAATCTGAGACTTAACGAAATCATCTACAATCTTGCGTAGTTCACCGACTTCAGAGCTTTGGCGGCCTAATAGCTTTTCAGCTTCTTGATGCATCCGCACAATGTCTTTAATGTCTTTGCCTTGATACTTCTCAGGAAGGTCATCTTCTGCGTTGCTTGGCTCTTCTACAGGAGCTTCAACGGGTTCTTCAGTTGGTTCTTCTTGAGGTTCTAAGGATGTAAACTCTTCACCTTCTTGTAGTAGTTCGGGTTCTTGATCTAATATACGTGCCATATTGTTAAACTCCGTGCCGTAGCATTATGGATGTATTATTTCTTAGCGGCTCTTTCGTGATCCCTTGCCCACTTATCATCAGCATCGGGCCATCCAATGCCTTTGAACTGTGTGGATACACTAGAGATTATCCGCTGTGCTGTTTCACCGCATGTTGGGCAAGTGGCAAATTGATCCAAGTGGTCAATCCACTGTTCTTCTACCAAAGCACATGCAGTACATTTGAAATCAAATCGTCTGAGCATCAAAGCTCTCCAAGTTGACTTCATAATTTGTTTTTATCCCGTCTTCAAAACTTAATAGCCTTTGAAGGATATTACGTTCGCCTAAGACACGATAAAGTTCTGTTTCATCTTTGATGTCTTCAATACGATAGGAATCAAAGATTTCTTGTATTTCAGTTTGAAACTGCTTCCAACCTTTGGTTGTAAACAGATCTAAATAGAGTTCATAATACTCTTGATCTTCTGGGGTCAAAGCATTCTCCTTCTATCGGTGCTCTGAATATATAAATATTATAGCATACTTTTTTAAAAATGTCAAGCCTCTTCAGCAACTTTTGTTGTAGTTTTTTTCACGGACTTTGGTTTTTCTTCTAACGCTGTGATGCGTTTATCTAATTTGTCCAGAATTTTATTAATTTGATTGACAACTTGTTGAAGTTCTGTTTTTGTAATCATTAGTTTTTCCTCATTTGCATTGCAACAATATCTTCTTTTGTTTCTAGCTCACGCTCTTTGAGAACTAATTCAGCTAATTTAGCTCGTTGTTCAAAGTCAATTTCTGCATCATCTTTGCCAATGTTTTTCAGCAAAGCGTCCAGTCGTTCTGTCTCAGCTTCAACAGGTAGCAATTGAGTTTCAACATTATTCTGTTGAACCCTTGACATAATCTCTGCGGTCTGTGCTTGAACATTCTGCAGAGTTGCTTGTTGCTTTGCCATCTCAATCTGTTGTAATTGTGATTGCATTTGTTGTAGTTCTGGATTTGGTTGATTAGCTTGTTTGAGTCCTGCAATAATTTCTTCACGATTACTCAAGTTCATGTTATCTACAATTGACTCAATCAACATTGGGTACATTGGCGATTCAGGTGACATCGTTTGTAGTAATTGAACAAGTTGTGTTACTTCATATTCACGAGCAATAATCCCCAAAGAACTGGCAGGTACAAACTTATAATCCTGTGCAGGGTAACGCTGTGGATCAAATTGCATATAACGATATGCAGTTTTACGTACAAACGGTAATAAGAATGCTTCTTGGAAATTAATCAATGTACGCTTGTGTCGCTTGATAATTGCTCCAAGTGACATTGAAATGCCTGCGGCAGTTGAGTCACCGTTGATACTGCCGGGTATTCCTGCGGCATCAATTGCCCCGGTTGCCATCTGCACCATATTCATTAAGTCTTTGCCCTGTGCAAATGTAACTTGATCGAGTTGACCAAAGTTAAATGGTTGCAGGATTTCACGTGGATTACCATTTGTTAAAATTGCTTTACCCGGACGAATTTCCATCTTAGCGCCACGAGGAAGCCTTGAAGCATCTACAGCTAACATTGGATGTACGGTTAATGCTAACGCATCAATACGAGCACGTAATTCCGCATCTAAGGCTTTTTGTGCATTGTATCCTTTCTCACAGATACCACGGCCCCAGAAGCGACCCGGAACAATATCCCAAGGAAATGCAACAACTGGCCGATCTTGCATCATGTAGGGATTCAACTCAGCTTTTAATAGTGTACCGCCATTGGCAATAACTACAATTGCTTCGACGTATTCCGAGTCTTCTTCTTCCTCACTAACTTCATCTGTTCGGTTTGCATCAAACAAATACTTTGGGACAAGACCATAATATTTAGTTAACCGAACTTTATCATCTGAATAGATTGTCAAGTCCTGATCTGGTTCTAAGTCCTGATCTGGTGCGGCAGACGTGACAGAAGCATCGTTATATATGCCTGCTTCTTGAGCTAAGTGAATTTGATGTAATGGTACAAACTCATCGATTGCAACACCCAAGGCTTCATCAATATGCGTTGCAACAGGATCAATCAAAAAGTTTTGTGGTAGTACAGGACGTAATTTAAATACAGTACGAGGGCGTGATATCACACCGATAGCTTGCATTTGCCCTTCCATCACTGGTTGAGAGCTTGGTGTTAACTCAGTCTGTTCTTCTGCAACAATTTCACCAATGCCTACACCAAAGACAGCCGCATTAAGAATACATTCAGCAATTGCTTTGCGAGCAGAAACAAATTGAAAATCCTCATCCAAGTGATTCCGCATATGATAGATGTCTTGATTATTTGTATCCATCATATCATCTTTAATATCGAACCACTTACCACGACCAAATGTTGCTTCTTCGACTTCAGCAACAGCAGACTCAACAGCTTGTTGCAATGCAGGACTAATTAAGCGTGAACGCTCAGACACTCGCATCACATCGGATGGATCCCATATGCCTCGCCAAAGCCGGTAGTATTCGTCAAACTTTTCTTGATAGTTTGATTCATAATGATCTCGCCATTGGTTGCATTTCTGCATTACCCAATCTTCTAGCGAACTGTCATTTTCAAAGTTGTGATCGTAGTCCATGTTAATATCCTGCTACTGGGTCTAAAATTTCAAAGTCATCTTCTTCAACATCGAAGTGATAAGCAACCTTCGCCATCTGATCGATATAGGCTAAGGAGTCTACTAAGTCATCGTGTACTAATGGATTTGGAAACTGAAATAGTTCATCCAAGAATTGTGCATTCCAATCTCCTTCATTTAATGTAATCTGTCCATGTTCAAATCGTCCCTGCAATGCCCAAACAATTCGATCCGTTTTCTTTTTATTGCCGTGTGTTAATTCTTCGATCCTAAAAAATCTTTGGTCTGATTTCATAATATCTGTCAGGTAGGGTAAGACAGCATTCTTCAATGCTCCTTTTTCAATCCCAACTGCAATAGGTTCATAATATGAAACAGCATCAAATATTTTCTTTGCAGTTTTTTTAATATCCCATCGACCATGTACAATATCAGCAACCCACCATCCGTGTTCATTGACTTTAACAATTGAGATTGCTGTTTGGTCTAACTTTTTATTCTTAGACTTTGCTGTTGATTGAACATCTGCAAAGCCTGCAAGGTCAACTGCAATATAATAATCTCCGATTTCAGGTTCTTCATCATCAAACTGTACCCAATCTTCTTTAAAGATTTCTGAACCCATTGCTTCAAAGCTCGCTAAGAATTCCTGTCGGAATGCATAGCTAGACATTGATTTCTTTGCAGTGTCAATTTCTACAGGATCGAGCAATGGATTATCATAGCTTGTAAAGTGCCAAGACTTATATGTTGTATCATCTTCAAGTTCTGCATACTGGTACAGTTCATAGAAGTGATTTCGACCCATAGGCGTACCAATAAACATTGCTTGGCCTTTTTGGTCTGCCAAAGCCGGTCTCAGGATTTGTTCCCAAACACTCGGCTTCATATCCGCATATTCATCCATTACAAGGAATTTAAGAGAGACCCCTCGCATTGTCTCCGGTCTATCCGCACCCTTTAATGAAATTGTACATCCATTAATCAAGGTGATCTGTAGGTTATTGATATGAGATCCTTTGACAACAGGATGAGCAAGCTCAAGTAAAGTTTGCCACATAATATCTCTAGCCTGCCCTTGAGTCGGTGCAACATAAAATACATGTCCTCGATCAGTTTGCAATGCATTAATAATTAACATCCAAGCCGCTAATCGTGACTTGCCTGTTCGTCGCCCTGCGGCAACTATTTTAAATCGAGTAGGATCGTTAAAGACTTCTTGTTGCCAAGGAAGAAGCTCAACATTAAGATCCACGCATTAGCTCCACAAGCTCTTTGCTACGGCGACCTGTTTGACCATACCACTTTGAATCAACCATTTCATCAGCGGCTTGATTATAAAAGCCTGCGTTGACTGCTTCAATCATGCGTTTAAACTTTGAAAGTCTATTACGTCCAAGATTAAATGCCATGTTAACACAAACTCGGATAACATTATCTGGGTTACTTTCAAGATTAAGAAAGACTGCACAGGCATCAGAGTATGCTGTATTGAAATCAGCTTCAAATACTTCGTCTACTCGATCTTTGGTGACCGGTGTACCCACAGGCCATGAAGACTCAATATCACTTTCAATGACTAAGTGTCCGATACCAAAGGTAGGCAGATGTTCAGAATCCAGATAGATTTCCAAGACACAACCTTCATGACGAATTAAATCTTCTTTGATTAGTTCAACCAAGTTACTATTCAGTGACATCTACATACTCCGCTTCAATTGGTTCTTCAGCGGAAACAACAGCCTGTTCACCAATCCCACTGATTGTAATATTAACAGATGCTTTGCCTGTAGTGTTTTTATCTTTATCAAAATAACTCAAAGGCAATACACGATCCATACACATCTTTAATGCCGCCATCTGTCCGGGATGTTCATCATCCAAGGCAATAGTAATAATTTTATTAATTACCTTATCACCTGATGTTGCTAACAGTCGGGCTTTGAATTCATTAATTCTAGAGGCATCTCCCGGAGGTCTGCCACGAGCAACTCGATTACCCTTCTTCTTAGCTTCGATATCAGTCTTTCTTGGACGACCACGTTTAGGCTTGGTTTCCGTCATAAACTATCCTTTTTAGTTGCTTGATAGTATAGCATAATTTTTTATAAAAGTCAACCCTTTTTTCTAAATTCCAAGTAAATAAATATTTGATTCGGTTTAGATTCTAAAAACTGTTTAGATATCAAAGTGTTGCTTGATAGTTGTTATTGGTTTAATAAAGGCTATTAAGTGGGGAATTATGGTTATATTTTAGGCCTTTTTTGTATCTCGGTGGGTACTGTATAAATTACATAGCTATATAGCCCCTCCCCGGCCTACTATATAGGCCTATACCATTATTGCATAGACTTTGAAGTCTGTCAAGCTCTGTTGTCTTCGACTATGGTAGTACATGGCAGTCCTTGACAGTGTGTGGGTCTATGTAGTACCCTATAGGGTTAAAAAGTTTTAGGTCTTAGACTAAAGTATAACTAGACAGTCTTAACAGACTATGCTACTTGACATCATACTATATACAAAGGACAAACACTGTATAAATATACACCGACTAATGTCTAATATACATTGTGCATTGCATCATGGTTCAATACATCCATCGACACAGAGAAACAAAGACAACACAAAAGGGTTGACAAAGTTTCAAAGGGTTGATAGAGTACAAACAAGCTTGAGAGACAAGCATCGACAGTCAAGGATAAAGACGTTAAAACCCTCGTGATGCTAGGCTCGTGATTGAATAAGGCAGATAGTCAAAAACAATCACAGAAAGCTTGACAATACAGAGTAAAGAGTATAGAGTACAAAAACATCGGGAGTCTGGCTTCGCTTGTCCCGAGAGTAAAGACCAAACGAGTAATGTCTTAAAACTTTCTGCAGGCTTACAGTGTTCGCCTATCAAACGCACCAACCGAACGGCACGGGATATTGTCGGAGCATTGGAGGATCACGGTCAAACGTGTAACGATAATGTGCTAGTGTGACCCATACAGTGAGGCGGGCTAGCTTCTATCTCTCTCTGTTATCTTGACAGTTGGCACTGGCTCTGCTAGTGTCAGCACTCAAGGTAATCAAGCCTTGGTAGCTATAACATGAGAGGTAATAGCAATGCAAATATCAGCATCAAAAGTTGAGTCATGGACTCGTTGGGCAATGTTCAAAACTGCTAAACTGCACGGACGTAAGTTCTTCAATTTAGTAGGAGTGCGTGGATTTGTGGCACTGCGTAAATATAAATCACGTGGTTACTGTATCCAAAAATCAGCACTTACAAAACAAGTTCACCTTGGACGCTTAACTGTTGGCGTTGGCAAATATAACTTTGCTTAACAGTGTACTGCCGATAGGCACTTGACAGAGTGTCTATCATCGGTTACATTGACCGGAACAACATGAGAGGTAAACAATATGATTAGACTCAGCAAACCTAGTAAGATGCCTTGTCTATCTTGGTCACTGGAAGCTCTTGTGACTTGTCCGGGTAGTGTAGGCTCTGATGGTGAGTTAGTGGATGCCTGTAAAGGTTGCTATGCAACATCGGGCAACTACCGATTCAAGAATGTGAAAGCTCCACGTCTTCACAATAAAGAAGACTGGAAACGTCACGATTGGGTTGCGGATATGGTGCGTGAGCTAGACAACTCTCGATACTTTCGATGGTTCGATAGCGGTGATATGTACGATGTTCGTTTGGGATTTAAGATACTTGAAGTAATGCGGTTGACTCCGTGGTGTAAGCACTGGTTACCAACACGCATGCATAAGTTTAAAAAGTTTGTATCGGTGATCGGTGCGATGGAACAACTCGATAATGTAGTTGTTCGTAAAAGCTCCGACAGCGTTACCGGAGAGACAATTTCAGGATACTGTACCAGTACCATTATCCCCAATGTAGAGGCCGCTACAAAGGCTATGACAGTCTGTGAGGCCTACGCACGGGAGGGTAAGTGCGGCGAGTGTCGCAAGTGTTGGGATAAAAACGTCAAAGTAGTGGCGTATCCTGCACATGGGGCAAGTATGATGAAGTTAATCAAAACAAGGATGATTGCATGAGATATGAAATAGACACAATAGAGACATTTTCTCGATATTACTATGTCGAAGCTGAATCGGCAGAAGAAGCTGAGAAACTCCACGAACAAGGGGTATCAACACTTGAAATCGAGGATTTAGAACACGAATATATCCAGTATATTGGAGAGGTGCAATAATGTCTTGGATAACATACGGCTTAATCCTTTGGGTTGGCTTTGTCACCGCACTGTTTATCGGTGCGGGGATAGCCAAACTACTGGGTTACAAACTGAATGAACCGGAGTATTATGACGATGATAACAGTCAGTAATGATAATAGAATCAGGGTCAATAACTTAATTGATAAACAGACCGGTGAGATACTTGACTTGCTTAACAAAGCGATGGTAATGTTGCATGACACAGGTGACACTGAGTCAGAGACACTAGACCAAGTGATGGTGAGTCTGAAGTATACCACACAGAAACTACAAGAGTATCGGGAGTATGAACTATGATAGACTACGATCCCCAAACAGGGTGTGATGACGGCTACGATGAGGCTATCAAGTGGTGCATTGAAGAAGTCATCGGTGAAATTCATCGAATAAAAGAGCTTGACAAGTTAAGTGTTGAGGCAGTATACTATGCACTCTTTAACCAAGAAGTTGAAGAAGCATACAAAGAATATCTAAGGGAGTGTAAAGAACCGTGAGATGCAAAGCATGCGATCAATTACTAACAGACTTTGAATCAACAAGGCGTAGTGCAAACTCTAATGAGTTCATAGACTTATGCAACTCTTGTTACTACATAGTCAAGGATGATCTCGAAGTGATTGAAAGGCCTGACTTAATGAATGTTGAGGATGAGCTTGACAATTTAGATTAATATGCTATAATAACTATATAGCTATTTAGCTACATAGCTTTACCAAAGTTTAAGTATTAGAATATATATTCTTCTAACCTTTGGTTAAACTAGATAGCTATGTACTACGGAGACTATACAGATGGAAACAATACCAGATTCAGTGGCACAAGAGATGGCAATGCACATTGCACTCTGTGTCTGTGCAGACTATGTACAATCTTGGGGCATCACAGAGTTCTTGGAGAAACTCGAAGAATATTCTGAGGATCCTTTGATCCCGGCACTGGCTGTGCATGCAAACAAGTTGGAGTTAGAGCATGAATGAAATCAGCACGATTGCATTGTTGCAAGAACTGTGTAAACGATTGAGTGATGCAGTCTATGATATTGAACCACAGTATGATGCTGTACTTACTCCAATGCCTATCCAGTTTTCCTTGGATCTTCATCGAAAGATCGAAGATTACTTGGAAGACTATACCAAAGGAGTAGAAGATGGCGTTTATTGAGTACGATCTCGCCTGTCCCAAGTGCGATAGCAGTGATGCATTCGGGATAGACGATAAAGGTTGGGGTAAATGTTTCAGTTGTGGTGCCAATGTCCCACCAACAGGAAGCTCAACAGCAGAGGTAATAGACTACAAGAGTAGGGTGGGTAAGGTGAAGCAGAGATCGTCCAGTACAGAGGCTTACAATGCCTCTGAAGGGGTATTCCACAGGCAAATCAAGACTAGGAAACTTGAACTACCCACTGTACAGAAGTATGGTGTCGGTTATCGAGGCAATGATTTAATCTTTCCTTATGGTGATAACAAAGCCGCAAAGATTCGTATTGATGGTGAGAAGAAGTTCAAGATTGAAGGGAACTGGAATGATGCCAGTGGTTTATTCGGTCAAGAACGATTCAGTGCCGGTGGTAATCGAGTTCTTGTGGTTGAAGGTGAGTTCGATGCGATGGCCGCATACCAGATGCTTGGATCAAAGTATCCTGTTGTGTCTGTACGGAATGGTGCTCAGTCTGCACTGAAGGATTGCAAACAGAACTATGAATACCTAGATAGCTTTGATGAGGTGATCTTCTTCTTTGACAATGATAAGCCCGGACTAGAAGCACAGATGCATTGTGCAGAACTATTCAGTCACAAAGCCAAGTGTATGAAGGGTGTCAATGGATTAAAGGATGCCTGTGACTATCTTGATGGGAATCAGAAAGACTTTGTTGATGCTTTCTGGAGAGCAGAACGATGGACTCCTGATGGGATTGTCTCTGGTGCATCGTTGTATGATGCAGTGATGAAACCATTAGCCAAGGCTGATGTGATGTACCCCTATGATGGTATGAACAAACTCACATACGGGATCAGGCAGGCTGAGTTAGTCACAGTGACAGCAGGGTCAGGGCTTGGTAAGTCTCAGTTCCTACGTGAATTGATCTGGCATATCTTGCAGAACACTGAGTCTAACATTGGCTTGATGTTCTTGGAAGAATCCACACGCAGGACAGGACTATCCTTGATGTCAATGGCGGCATCCAAGCCACTGCACTTGCCAGATACTCAGGTGACGCAGAAGGAAAAGGATGATGCCTTTGAAGCAACTCTGGGGACTGATCGGGTATTCCTATTCGATCACTTTGGTTCCTCCGATGTGGATAATATCGTCAACAGAGTGCGTTATTTAGCCAAGGTTGTGGGATGTGAGTACGTTTTTGTTGACCATATCAGTATCATTGTGTCAGCACAGTCCAATGGCGATGAACGGAAAGCTATCGATGAGATCATGACCAAGCTCCGTATGCTTGTGCAGGAGACTGGAATTGCATTGATTGTTGTCTCGCATCTGAAACGTCCTGAATCCAAAGGACATGAAGAAGGTGCGGCTACATCTCTTGCACAGCTACGAGGATCTGGATCAATCGCACAGCTATCGGATATGGTGATCGGACTTGAACGCAATGGACAGCATGACGATCCGATTGAACGCAACACAACTCGTGTACGGGTGCTCAAGAATCGATTCAGTGGGATTACTGGTAAGGCCTGTGCTTTACTGTATGATCTTGAGTCCGGGCGTATGTCGGAGATTGATGAGGAAGCATTATGATTACCGATGTAAATCGCATCGGAGATATCGCAGAGCACTATGCAATCACATACTTATGGGACAATGGATACGAAGTCTTTAAAAATTGTGGTTGTACTGGGCCTGTGGACTTGATTGCGATGGCAGAAGATGGTACAATAATACTGATTGATGTGAAAACAACCAGAATAAATTCTGTAACCGGTAGCATTAAGAATTTAAATTCACTTACGGATTTGCAGAAAGAGCTTGGTGTACAAGTGCTAGGCTTTGATAAAGATTCACGAAAATTAGAATTTGTTAGGCACAGACATGAAACAACTTATAGTAGATATCGAGACGAACAGCAAACACAACTTGATTTGGATTGCAGTGACGCAGGATGTTGAGACAGGAGAAATACAATGTCATACAGAGCCATCAACCCTTACGCCGTTGGTAAAGGCATACGATCAAATCATCGGTCACAACTTAATTGGTTTCGATGCTCCGGTGTTGCGGAGAGTTTGGAACATTGGGATACCGAAATCGAAAGCGGTAGACACATTGATTCTTTCAAGGCTTTTGAATCCACAACTCGAAGGCGGTCACAGCTTGAGAGTTTGGGGGAATAGACTGAACAATGAAAAGATTCATTTTGCCTTTGAGGACTTTGATGGTGGGCTTACTGAAGAGATGCGTTTGTACTGTATACAGGACGTTAAGGTCACTCGTGATCTATATAAGCACCTTATGCAAGGCTTTAAAACGTGGCGTGATGCCTCGCAGAGTATACTATTGGAGCACGACATCGCAGTTATCTGCAGAAACCAAGAAACCAATGGGTTTAAATTGGATCTACCGAAGGCTATGTCTTTACGTGCTGAACTGGCAGATCAGATGGACGTTATTGAAACTGAACTTCAAAGTCAGTTTGAACCGATTGTTGAAGAGCGTTGGTCTGAGAAGACTGGTAAGAGACTGAAGGATAAAGTAACAATCTTCAATGTTGGTAGCCGTAAACAAATCTCTGAACGATTGATGACACTTGGATGGAAACCAGAGAAGTTCACAGAGAAAGGCCAACCCATTGTGGATGAGTCTACCTTGGAAGGGATCGAGATACCGGAGGCTCAGAAGATTGCTGAGTATCTGATGATACAGAAGAGACTTGGATTGCTCGATTCTTGGATTAAGAATGTTGATCCTGTCGATCATCGAGTACACGGTGCGATCATCACCAATGGTGCAGTCACCGGACGTATGACGCATCATAGTCCCAACATGGGACAGGTGCCAAGTGTGAACAAGCCTTACGGGAAGGAATGCCGGGAGCTTTGGTGTGTTGACGATGGGAATGTGTTAGTTGGCACAGACTTGGCAGGGATTGAGTTACGTTGTCTTGCTCACTACATGCAGTGTGATGAATGGACAGAGGAATTATTAAATGGCGACATCCATCAGAAGAATGCTGATCTCACCGGGATCACTAGACCTCAAGCAAAGACACTTATCTATGCGACCTTGTATGGTGCAGGGCCAACAAAAATTGGCAATATTGTTGGCGGCGGGGCGAAAGAAGGGAATGAAATCTTATTTCGTTTTTATCGTAACACCCCTAAGCTCCAACAACTTATGGAAAAAGTTCAGAAAGTGGCGGCAAAAGGGTATGTACCCGGCCTTGATGGTCGAAGAATACTGGTCAGAAGCGAGCATGCGGCACTCAACAGCCTGCTTCAAGGGTGCGGTGCTATTATTGCAAAGCAATGGGCTATCGAAGCACACAAGCAGTTTAAGTCCCAAGGACTCAGTGTTAAGCAAGTTGCGTTTGTACATGACGAAATACAAATTGAAACAGCGGAGAAAGATGGTGAACAAGTTGCACAAATCATGTGCGATGCGGCCTCACAAGCCGGGATTACCTTGGGCTTTCGATGCCCAGTAGATGCCGAATCAAAGATAGGCAGAAATTGGTTTGACACACACTAAGTAGTGTGATATAATATATAGATACTACCAAGTAAGGAGAATAGTATGGAACAAACACAACGTGTAAAGATTAAAGGGGATATCATGTGGGCTTACCTCGATAAAGTCAATGATATGTCCGGTAAGTATCAGGTTGATCTATGCAACCTGTCAGATGGTGCCGTGTCTGCACTCGAAGACATGGGCCTCACTGTTCGTCAGAAAGACGACAAAGGTTACTTCATTACTTGTAAGTCAAGTAATCCTATCAAAGCCTTTGGCAAAGATGGTGATGTACTGGACGGTGTGATGGTAGGCAATGGATCCAAGGCAATTGCTTTGGTTGGCTTCTACGAATGGACGTGGAAGAACAAGCAGGGAGTCTCACCATCACTCAAGAAACTGGTGGTTGATGAGCTTGTTGCTTACGAGGGATCTGGTGATCCTGAACCCATCATGGATGATGATGACGTACTATAATGAAACATGCTCTGATTGATGCAGATATCCTGAACTACCGGATTGGTTTCGCAACCAATGAAGAGTCAGAAGATATTGCAATCCGTACAATGGCAGGCTTCTTGGAAGACCTACTTCTAATTGACTTGCCAGAAGTACAGACATGGGAACTCTTCCTAACCGGTAAGAATAATTTCCGAACCAAGATTGCAGTGACTGCACCATACAAGGGCAACCGTAAGTCTGAGAAGCCCGTACACTATTCCTTGCTTCGTGAGTACCTTGTCCTCTCATGGGGTGCTCACGTAAGCGATGGGATTGAAGCTGATGACATGCTTTCAATTCGATGCACTGAGTTAGGTGAGGAGAGTGTGATCGTGACATTGGATAAGGACTTGGATCAAGTTCCCGGATGGCACTATAACTTTGTAAAGAAAAACAAATACTTAATAGATAAAGATGAAGGGCTTCTTAACTTTTATATGCAGTTTTTGACCGGTGATGCTGTTGATAATATCATCGGAGTGAAAGGCATTGGCCCCAAGAAAGCATTGAAACTACTGGACGGAAAGTCAGAGCATGAAATGTGGGAAGTGGTGGTTGAGCACCTTGGCGAAGATCGAGCAATAGAAAACGGTCATCTACTGTATATGTTACGTCATCATGATGATACATTTACACCGCCATGAAATCACAGTCTGCCAAAGCAAAAGGAAGAAGGCTCCAACAAACTGTTAGGGATGCTGTGTTAGGTGCATTCAAAACACTAGAGCCTGATGATGTACGAAGTACGTCAATGGGTGCAGGCGGTGAAGATATTCTATTGAGTCCTAAAGCACGGAAGTTATTTCCATACTCAGTAGAGTGTAAAAACTTAGCAAAGATTGCGGTGTATAATTATTATTCACAAGCAGAAAGTAATTGTGGGATGCATGAACCTTTGGTTATTATTAAACAGAATCGATCAAAGCCATTGGCAGTTGTAGACCTAGATCATTTTATGGAACTGGTTAGGAGAAAAAAATAAGATGGCTGATTTACATGAAATGGCAACCCGGTTGAGACAAGTAGGTGGCGAGCATTACACCAGTAAAGCTGTTCAACCGTGGGATGCAATGGAATCTTGGATGACTGAAGAACAATTCAGAGGATTTATATTAGGTAATGTAATCAAATACATAGCCAGATTCCAAGACAAAGGTGGTCGATTAGATCTTGAAAAAGCCAAACATTATCTTGACAAATGTTTGGAACTCTGGTAGAATAATAGGTTCGCATCGTGATTACAATTGAAGAACTCAAACAAAAATTGATGCAGTTGGATGAAGTCACTTTACTCGAAGCATTGAACTTAAACTCAGAAGATATCGTCAATCGTTTCGAAGACTTGATCGAGAACAACTACCATGAACTGACTGGAGAATTTGATGAAGACACACCTTGGGATAATGATTGACTATGAAAGAGACAATCGCCTCAGTGAACAAGCAGTTACACTTATGCGTGACTACTATATGCTTGAGCATGAAACATCTCCACAAGAGGCTTTCGCTCGTGCATCTGTCGCTTACTGTAATGATGACCTCGACTTGGCACAACGCATATACGATTATGCTTCGAAGGGTTGGTTTATGTTTGCGTCACCTGTGCTCTCGAACGCACCTGAACATGGCAGAGGTAACAGGGGCTTGCCTATTAGTTGTTTCCTTACTTACGTGGGCGACAATCTTGGCTCTCTTATTAATCACAATGCTGAAGTAGCATGGTTGTCCGTCAAAGGAGGAGGTGTGGGTGGTCACTGGTCAGACGTGCGAGGCGTATCAGACGTAGCACCGGGGCCAATACCATTCATGAAAGTGGTAGACAGTCAGATGACTGCGTACAAACAAGGCAAGACACGCAAAGGTAGCTACGCCGCCTACTTAGATATCAGTCATCCAGATATTGAAGAGTTTATTAGTTTTAAAGTGCCGACTGGTGGGGACATCAATCGGAAATGTTTTAATTTATTTAACGCAGTCAACGTGACTGACGCATTTATGGAGAGTGTAATCAATGACACAGAATGGAACCTTATCGACCCAGACTCAGGAATTGTTAGAGATACAGTCAAAGCTCGTGGACTTTGGCAACGAATACTTGAAGCTCGCTTCAGAACTGGCAGTCCTTACATTAACTTTATCGACACAGCCAGACGAGGCCTCCCAGAAGCTCAAAGAAGGCTTGGACTCAACATTATGGGGAGCAACCTCTGCAATGAAATCCATCTCGCAACAAGTGAAGAACGCACAGCAGTCTGTTGCCTCTCCTCAGTCAATCTCGAATGCTACGATGACTGGAAAACAACAGGAATGGTTGGAGACCTTATCCGATTCTTGGACAACGTGCTTCAATACTTTATTGACAACGCACCAGAAGAACTATCAAAAGCTGTGTACTCAGCTTACAGAGAACGCTCAGTTGGCCTTGGAGCAATGGGGTTCCACGGCTATCTCCAAAGCAAAGGCATAGCTTGGGAATCTTGGCAGGCCGCTAGTGAAAACTACCAGATGTTCCAAGAGATCAAACAGCAGGCTCAATACAGTACGTACCAGTTGGCTATGGAGCGTGGTGAATGTCCTGATGGACGTGGTACTGGTGTTAGAAATATGCATCTGTTGGCTGTTGCTCCTAACGCTAATTCTAGTATCTTATGTGGGTGCTCTGCTAGCATTGAACCACGCATTAGCAACTGCTTTGTGCATCGTACTCGTGCCGGGAGCCATACTGTTCGCAATCCGTACTTGGAGGAACTTTTAGATGATAAAGGAAAGAACACTAAGAAGGTATGGCAAAGTATTCTTGAAAATGAAGGCTCTGTACAGCACTTGGAGTTCCTATCCGACAGCGAGAAGGCTACATTTAAGACAGCATTTGAACTCGATCAGGGGTGGGTTGTCGAACACTCAGCTAAAAGACAAGAGTTTATATGTCAGGGGCAGAGTGTTAACGTGTTCTTCCCATCGGGTACTGACAAGGCTATTGTCAATCAAGTACACCTCAAGGCGTGGAAGGAAGGGCTTAAAGGATTATATTATCTACGCACGACTGCAGGTGTTACAGCGGAGAAGGTTGGGACTAAAGTAGACCGTAATGCTCTGAAGGACTTTGAAGATGATGAAGTCTGTGTGAGTTGTCAAGGGTAGGAGAAAATATGGAACCCGGAATGATTAAAGTGACCCGTTTGGAAGAGAATGAAGATGGTTCGGCCAACTTAGAGATTGAAACAGATCGTGAGGCTACAAGGTTCTTGGTTGAGATCGGTCTGGCACGGTTGTTAGAGATGGCGATAGACAAGGAGAATGGCTATGAGCTTAAACACACTACTAAAGAAGATGTGGCTGAAATTGTTAAAGGCTCAATGCAACAGGAAGTGGGAGAAAGCACGGAAGCTCCATGCGAAGATCATCGGGTTGGAACTGGAGATTAGAGTCCTTGAAAGATCAGACGGAAAACTTAATTAAGCGATTGGAGTTGATTAAGGACTCTGACCCTTTTAATAAACGAATACTGAATGATTGTTACGATCATATAAAACAATTACAAGATGAAGTAGATAGGCTAATATATCACAATAACAATTTAATGAATGTCATATATCAAAATCAAGCTGAACTGGAGAACATATCATATGAGCTTGCTAATACAGAACAACAGTTATAAACCATTTAGCTATCCTTGGGCAGTGCAATATGCCACAGAGCATGAACGCATTCACTGGATTGAAGACGAACTGGAACTACAAACCGATGTATCACACTGGAAATCAGGCAAGTTATCAGAGGCTGAAAAGAACCACATCACCCAAATCCTGCGGTTATTTACGCAAACAGACGTGGCGGTTGGAACAAACTATCTTGAGTATTACATTCCCAAGTTCAAGAACAATGAAATCAGAGCGATGCTCACAGCCTTTGCTTCACGTGAGTTCATCCATCAACGAGCATACGCCCTTCTCAATGACACTCTTGGACTTCCTGAAGAGGAGTTCACAGCGTTCTTAGAGTATGAGCAAATGTCTGCAAAACTGGAGTTCATGTCCGGATTAGACGTACATTCACATCAAGGCACTGCACTGGCTATCGCACGATCTGTGCTGAATGAAGGGATGAGTTTGTTTAGTGCCTTTGCAATGCTATTGAATTACCAAAGATTCGGGAAGATGCCGGGAATGTGTACGGTTGTTGAATGGTCAGTACGTGATGAGAGCCAACATGCAGAAGGGATGGCTAAGTTGTTTAGGGAGTTCTGTGATGAACACCCAAGAGTAGTGAATGATGATTTCAAGAAAGATATATACGAAATGTTTAGGACTGCAGTCAAGTTGGAAGACAAAGTTATTGATCTTGCGTATGAGATGGGTGACTTGGAAGGTTTGTCGGCGGCGGATGTTAAACAGTACATTCGCTACCTCGCAGACAGACGTTTACTCCAACTTGGTCTCAAGACAAACTGGAAGGTTAAGGAGAATCCTTTACCGTGGATGGAAGAGTTATTAGGTGGTAGCAGTATGTCAAACTTCTTTGAGAAGAGGGTAACAGACTATAACGCACATGGATTAGCAGGTCAGAACTGGGGATGGTAAGATATTATGACGTGTACTGCGGTGAGCGTTACATTGGACGTTATCGAGACTTTACAGCGCAAGGTGCTATAGACCAAGCGTATATGAAGACTGGTAGTGCTTCAAAGTATACAGGCAATGCCAGACATATGTACAAGGCGAAAGAACTATGATTAGTGTTAAGTTTCACAATTCATTTGGGTTAGCACTGGAGACAGTAGAGTCTCAGCCCGTTTTAGGATGGCAGGAAGGAGAGTCTATTGAGGATTCCCAAGTGTATTTTTTTGATGGTTGGATTTTTACATTACCATTCTGTAAAATACACATTGGGGAAGTGTTTGATATTTTCCAGTGAGTATAGCCCCTTCGGGGGCTTTTTTTATTCTGCTAATTTAAAGGCTTCTTCGAATTTTTCTTGCTCAAACTTATCTAAACCACCGCCAAAGAAGTTGTAGATGAACGGCCCGATACCCGGCAACCCTCTCAAGAAACGAGTGTTCACTTCTTCACCGCTGAATGCATCAAACAATGATGTACCAATAGCGTCTATCTGACTGATGATTGCAGGGGTTGCAGTTTCTTGAATGAATGTACCAAAGCGTCCATCATCCAGAGAATTTTCCCTTGCATATTCTGAAACAGCAAAGATTTTAAAGAAGTTATTGATATAGTTATCTGGGATTTCATCTGGGTTCAATCCACGTCCCATCACAGCATCCTTGACTTCATCAACTGTTGCACCCATGAATGGCACAATAGTCATGTATCGAACTAAGTTCTTACCACCCTCTGTGTAGTTGCCTCGTGCAATCTGTGCAAAGATATCATTACGAATCAAGTCAAGTTGCTTTAAAGTAAATGTTTTAAGCGCATAGAAAATACGGCCATTAGGTGAATTCAAATACTGTTGAGGCATTTCTGTTAATGAGATGGGTTGCACATCAGAAAGTTCATTCCAGAGATAGAGCTTGACATTATCTGTTATTTTACCGGCACGTAGATCGTTGACCAATAGATCAAACTCATCACCAAAAACTTCACCATATTTTGATTTAAGTTTCTGCGTTCCTTTGGTAGACTTAACTAAAGCCTGCGCTTTATTTAATGAACCATTAATCAATGTGTTCTTACCGAATCTGTCAATAGCACGGAACCCTGTGTAAGAAAACAGTTTGTTCAAAAACTTACCGGTTGAATTGGTACTAACAAATTCCTGTGCAATGGTATCTTCAAGTCCTAGATCCTGCATCCGAATCCTCTTGGGGCCAAGCACAGCTTTGATTGTATTCCTGAATCCATTAACATATGTAGCAACACCAACATCACCAAGCTGTGTCAATGCAGAGATTGGGTTACCGATGGTTGTTGAGTAACTGATGTTACGAATATCTTGAATCCATTTAGAAGGAGCTTTTTCTCCAAAACCAAAACGTGATTGCAGTAAGTCAGCAAGTTCAGCTTGGTCTCGCATATTAATATTGTTCTTAGCAATCTCTTTAGTAATTAAGCCACCGATAGATTCTTCAAGATCAATATCAGCCATGCCTTTGTTTTTAGCACTTTGCCCAAAGAATCTACGCTTCTCAATATTGTGTGTGGTCTGTCTAATATATGCGTGTAAAGACTCCATTGGATTGGCGTAGTCATCAAGAATATCTTCAGTGACATTCTTAATAGTTCGTCCTTCAACAAAGGTCAACTTAGTCCCAACTGTTTTAGGAACATAACCACGGGCAATGTTATTCACAATCTGAATCTTATCTTCCTCAGGGAGCTTTGCAACTGTTGTACCAAGTTGTTTAGCCCGTGCTTTCCATGCCGCCTCAATCATTCCATTCTGAGTACCACTGAGCTTTTCACGCAGTGCGTTGACATCCTTGACTAAACGTGGGAAATAGTTAGGTATCTCAGCAACTTCATATCCTGCGGCTTTCATGTCATCATAAAGATTCTTGAGTACATTCCGAACTTCATCAAAGTCATCAGCAAGTTTTGGATTCGATGCCTTCATCAACCCCTTTGCTGTGTTGAAGTTACCATTGAATAGATGGCGAGATACAGCTTGTTGTGTTTTTTTATTGAGTTTGTTAAACTTTTTGATGAATGGCTCAACTCGACGCATATACTTTTCAGAGTTAACATGACTACGCATTTCAAATTTACGTAACCCACTTGCAACTGTTGGAGAAATATTTTTAACACGAGTGTGCAATGCACCAAACAAAGAGTCAATGGTTGGGAATTTTGAGCGAGCACTGATAGGATTTGTTTTTAATGCTTTAGCCTCTGCAATCAGTTTAGCTTCTTCAAGGCTAGGAATTTTAAATTTAGTTTCTGAGTTAGCAACAATTGTTTCAAACTCATCTGGAGTAATACGTACACGATTCTGCACGAACTTTGGTACATCAGATTCAGGCACACCCTTGACAACAGCTTCAGCAACAGCGTCATTGACTTCATCCATCTTAGCGGTTGATGCGTCACGCACTTGAATATCATCTGTTTTCTTACGAGTAATTTTACTGACAGTATTACCAATTGCTTTACCAACTGTCTTGGCCGCGATAGCAACTGCAGGAGTAGCGACAGCAGTAACAGCCGCTGTAGTTCCTGCCTGCACCGGATCAATTTGTCCGGTCTGTGCAAGCTGATCTGCAGAGTCATAACCAAAGCCAAGCAGACCACCAATTACAGCCATACCACGATAAGTAGCACCGACAGGAAGCAATGTTGATGGATCAGCTAAGGCACCACCAAGACCACCAATCTGTGCGGCTAGTGTATCTGTTTGGCCTGCTTTAATAACATCAGCGTATTCTTGTTCTATCTGCTTTTGTCTTTGATCTAACAACATAACCCGGCGTTCTTCAGGCGAAGCATTTATAAAGTCTTGACCGTATAGTTCTTCAGGACTGCGATAATCAATCCCATCATCAGTGAATACGATATCTCCAAGTGGCATGCGAGACTCCGCCCACAATGCCATATTTTCTGAGAACGATGGTGTAGCATCAAAGCCATAGGATAGTTGCTCTAATACATCCGGGTCTTCAGTAATTAACGCACCGCCAAATTCATCAGTCTCTGATTGCTCAACTAATGTTCCACCAAACGTATCAACAGTCGGTTTGTCTACAACAACTGTGATGTCAGGAACAAGAACTCCACCGAATTGATCTGTAGCCATTAAGGTTTCCTGTATGTGTTACCATCTGCACCAACGTATGTTGCTCCACTAGGCAGTGCATCATATTGCGCTTGGGTAGTAATCGTTTGCGTGTCAGATTGGTCAACTAATTCTTGTTCTGCTCCAAGTAAACCAAATCCAGTTTGCCACCAAGGACGTTTTTGGATTCTACCTTGCTCTTTTATTTCTGCAAGAGCCTGTCGAGTTGCATCGGCTTGGTTGACGGGTTCTCCTCGACTTGATGCAGATCTCATAATCTCATCTACTCGTGCAGTAATCTCTGCAGATGCTTGTGTTTGATCTTCAATGCTTAAATCTGCAAACTCTTCGTCACCTAAAAGTAGTCCACGAGTAACCCCAACATCGGCTTTACTGATTGGAGTAGCGGCTCCCGGTGTAAATTCAATTGCATTGGCTACCAAAGTCGGAGGATCAGTATTTAAATTATAAATCTTTCCACCAATACGACCGCCTAAAAACTTTTCACCCGTTGCAGAATCTTGATACGTCTTGACATTTTTAAAGTCTACAGCATCTGGAGTAAGTTCGGATTCAGTTTTTGCTTTGGTTAGCTCGATCTGTGCAAGTTCTTTTTCTAACGATAACAATCCTGTCCCGGCATCCAAAGCCTGTGCTCTTGCATTTTGTGCTTCAGCTAAGAAGCCTGCAGATTCTAATCGATCAGCGATGCGATTGTAGACATCATAGCTTGCTTGTAATTGGTTGCGTAAGCGTTGTTCAGGAGCAAGTTCAGCCATGCCACGCTGACGTGCGTCTGCTTCTGCTTCAGCAAGCATAGCACCTTCATCACCACGTTCTGCTCTGGCCTCTTGGATAATACGCGCACCTTCTTTAGAGCGTTGCATAGCCTCTGATTCACCACCAAATAATCCTTTAAGTAGCAATCCAATTCCTGCACCGGCTTGTTGATATCCTGTGCGTTGTCCTGCTAGGTATTCAAAAGCGCGTTCACGTTCTCTGGCCGCTACTTCTTGGGGTGTCTCTAACCCAAACATTGAATAGACTGTACTTTGCTTTGCCATATTATTTACCTAAATGGAAATCTTGATTGTGATGCTACCCAAGGTGACTGAATGGGTGTTCCTATCGGTTGAAAATTAAAAGTGCTTGCGTAGTTCTGAACAGCAGGACTAAATGCAGTAATTCCTGTCCAGTTCGGTGGTGACGCAGACGAACCTGCTTCTATCCCCCCATTCCCATTCCTACTGCACCCGCTAAACTACCGAAGAATCCTGCAGTAGCTTCTTGCTGACGTTGAGCCATATCAGCGGCTGTAGCGTATGGTGAAATAGCAAGGTTGCCTGCACCCAATGCCGCCGCCGCACGAGCCTGTTCAGCAGAGAGTCCCTGTGCCATCAATGCTTGTTCAAGCCCACTGATTTGTGCTCCTGCACCTAATAAGCCTGATGCAAGTTGACCTAGCTGTGCTTGTTCACCAAAGGCTTGAGCACGAGATTGAGCCGCAAGCTGTGCAAGTGTTTGTTGTTGTGCTCTACCTAAGCCTAATGCATCTGGAGAGACCATGCCTGAGTCCCTACCTAATCCTGCAGACTCTCCTGCCATGCGAAGACCTAACCGTCCTGTACCAAACAAGGATGATTGAAGCTCTGTTGCCTGACGTTGGAACTCTGGTTGTAGCAAGGCCGCTTGTTCTTGATACACTTCAGCGGCTCTAGCAGATGGATCAAAGGCCGCTACTTGACCAAACAATCCTTCCGCACCACCTAGTGCTGTTCCTAGAATGCGTTGATACTCTGGAGACAATGTAGTTGCAAAGCCTGTATCCGGGCTGTACGTTGCTGTCCCCATGCCTGTTGTAACTGTATAGGGCTTAAAGTAAGCAGACTCAGCACGACGAGCCGCCTCTTGTATGCCTTGCCCCGCAATTCCTGAACCGCCCTTACCGAACAGTCCACTTACTATACTACCCATATGTATATATACTCCGTTGTATTTTATCGATGCATGTTACATCAGTTAAAAATTGGTATCCTAGTTTCTTTACAAACTTTTCTAGTTTTGAGTTATCAACCACGCAATAGAATGGTTGTCCTGCAATGATGTTTAATAATGAGTGTACGTCTGCAAACTCTTTGGCAATCTTTGGTGTCCACCTGTACACATCAGCATGTGTCCATATTTTGTTTTCAAAGTATTCATAATAAATAGTGTATGCAGGCTGTATAGATACTGGTGTTTTAATCATTAAATACTTAATGTATTGATTGTCAATGATCCATCACCAGTAAATGTATGGAAATGACGTGTAGTATCTCCAGAGCCTGTGGTAGTTACTGTGCCGCCTGTTAAGAGTTGGTTAGCATTAACATAGGATACAATCACAATGCCTTGATATCCATTACCACCTGCGGGACTTGTGCCTGTAGCACCACCTCCGCCACCACCACCGGCACCGTAGAATGTTGCGGCACCACCTGAACCACTGCCACCACCGGCACCACCACCACCGGCACCTCCTGCTCCTCCTGACGGGTCACCACCGCCACCACCAGAGCCTGCGTAACGTGTGGAATTAACTGACCAGACAGTTCCTGCTTGACCGGCAGAACCGTTAGTATCGTCTCGTCCTTGTCCACCTTGCACACCATTTGGTGATCCACCGGCACCTCCTGCACCAGTACCACCGGCTTGTCCGGAGCCACGATATCCACCACCACCGCCTGTTGCAGTAATGTTTAAGGTTCCTGTAATTTCAGAGTCACCACCAGATTCACCGGGGTTTACTCCTGTATCACCGCCATCACCAATTGTAATACTTGCGGAGAAATCAGCGTTTAAAGAAACAGTCGATGTTCCAGAGTTGACACCTCCGCCGCCACCGCCGCCACCGCCGCCCCCAGTACCGTCAGGAACGCCTTCACCACCACGGCCACCCCCGCCTACTACAAGGTAATCTAAATCAATCTTTGCATGAGCTAACTGCCATGCATCACTTTCTTTGACCCAAACTTCAGTCGCTTCTTTCCATGCACCGTCATCGTATACATGCACTTCGTCTTGAAGCTCCCAAGTGTCACCGGTTTTAACATAAACACCGATAGCCATTATGCAGTGTACCTATACCAAATATCACCATTAGCCCCGCCTGACGGAGCAGATGTACTAACTGTGCGAGTTCCAAAGCCGTTTGTAGTTGTATCCATTTTTGCAGAAGTTACCGCACCATCGACAATCTGTGCAGTGTCTACAATATCTGATTGAGCTAATGCAGATTGTACCATTGCTGTAGTTGCAAGTTGTGTTGTATTTGTTGATGCCGGTGCTGTATCTGCCGCAGGAGTTCCAGTAAATGTTGGAGATGCAATATCAGCTTTAGTTGCTATTGATGTTTCAATAGCCTCAAATTCATCGTCAATCTCTGTGCCTTTAACAATCTTTGCGGCATTACCAGTAGCTAGAGTATCCTTACTGGCAAAGTCTGTAAGTTTTGTATAATCAGTCATTAGTAGACCCTACCTTGTTTAACAAATATATCTAGTTTTTGAATGGATAATTCAGCCCCATTTACTGTTGCTTCAAAACCAATCTGTAATACATTGCCTGTACCACCACTTGCAGAGCGCACAACTTCTGATAAAGTTCCTGTTTCATATTCTGTGCTGTAATCCCCGCTTTGGGTATACAATGTAACTCTTGTACGAGTACCATCATCAGTTGAATAATAATATGTATCCGTATCTTCCCAAACTTTTAATGGAGTATCATAGGTTGCATCTTGAGTTGTTTGAAAATCTACAGTATAATGTACATCTGGAGTTCCTTCAACTGTAATCGTTGAAGCTCCTTGTGCTCCTGCTACTACTGTATTGTTTAAACCATACTCAGCTACTCCATATTCTGACACAGTTTTGGTACGCAATACTGCAGGATATGATTGATATGCATCTGTATAATCAAAACCAGATTTTAATACAAAGTCTTGAGCAGAACCACCAATCACTGTGGTAGCAAGACGCTTTAATATTTTAAATTGTGATGGATTACCAAAGTCAAAGTAGTTCGTATAATACTTCATTCGATATGAACCACTATTATCTTGATAGGTTGCGTAATCTGCAATGCCGTTGGTTTGTGTAAAGTATACGGCGTTAGGTAAAGACAACATATTAGTTTGTGTTTGTGTATCCCATATAGTAACACGTAACGATCCATTTGGTAATGGCGCTCGTGTATCAAAACAATACACACGTTCAAATGATGGGAACAACAATAAATAAAATGCATTGTCTTCAGAATAGATAGCTTTGATATCTGCTACCGTTTCTGTTTGTGTTGCCTGCACAATATCATCTCGAATATTTGCAGACAGATCACGCATAGGTAGTGATTTTTCTTGGATGACTCGACCAAGACTACGTAGTCCATCTTCAGATAAGAAGAAGATATCAAGACCAGTGTTCTGAATACTGTCACGAGCAACACAACCAACACGACTAATGACTTCAATCAATCGCATAGTTGCAGGATCAAAAGAAGCACCACCTGTGTTGTCGTCAAAGATAACAATGTTTTGTTTACAGAAAACAATTAACTGACCGTTTTGAGCACCGATACCAATAATCTCATCGGTGCCTTTAACCAAGATCATGCTTAAATCAATTGACCCAGATGAGCCTGTACCCCAATCACTACCAGATAATAGGTCAGACCAGTACAATGTCATTTTATTTGAAATGGTATCAGCAACCCATAAACGTCCATATGCAGACAGTACAGTGTTACCATTAGGAGCAGTACCAGAATAATCAGACTCATCTTCGACATCTGTGATTGTTCCACCAACAGGATCATACACCATTGGTTTATAACCACTCTGGAAGAAGTATGCTTTATCGTTTAATGTTGCACACTGCCAGTTGCCTGCCGTAATGGTGTTGTCTGTTGTTGGTGTAATTGTTGTAAGTGTACCAATGCCTGTATAGAATGCTGTATCAGACCAAGAAATAATTGTTTCAGAACCAGTGATATCTACAAAACGATGAGCACCTACTAAGGCAACACCATCGCTTCCACTGGTTAAATAACGCCAACCCTTACGAGCACCTAAGCGTCCATACTTGTCAATGATACAATTGTCAGCAACGAGTGCATACCCATCTTCAAGCGTAACAGAAGATTCTTGAGTGTTAAGCCCAAAGAATCCCGGTGCGGCAATACTGGCTGACTGTAAAGGCTTTGTCATGGAGCATTCCAAATAAGTTCTTCAGGGTGCTTTCCTTGATCTAAAGAAATTGCATCTGATAATGAACGCTGTGCTGTATTGTAGGCAGATAATGCAGGAACACCGCCGTCTTCGCCTCGTTCTTCTACAGCTTTGGCATATGCTAAATGTAAAACAGGCTGTGAAGGAACAGTTAATTGATCTGTGTTATTAACCAAAGCCGAAGGACGCAAGACAATATTAAAATCAATTGAATAAACACCATCAGGAATAGGGTGAAAACGAACTTTTGTATCTAAATCACTTGCAACCCCATCAAAGCTATAGTATCTTGGAGAAGCCGATGAAACCGCTGTTGTTAAAAACAACCGATTCATTTCAATTGATGGTTTGTATTCTAAAAAGAAATTATCTGTATCGTTTGCAACATCTAATACAGTTAATCGACTTTGCGTTGCAGGCAGTTCATAACTATATGTACCAGACGTTGTAGAAATTGTTAAGGTCTGGCGTAATGAACTCCAGTTCCATGCATTCTCAACTTCTTCTTTTGCATCATTCACTAAGATGCCCACCAAAGTCGAGTAGGATGTTTCATCTACTGTAGATACAGTACGCTCTCGTAATCTACGTAGTATGTTGTTTACAATATCTAAGTATGTCATCTTAGTTCCTAATTTATATCACACTATTCTACCACATTTTAGTAGAAAAGTCAACCCCTACCACTTAACTTTATCAGCCCAATATGCCGCAGACATTTTACCCTTTGCAATATTTTTACTATGACGGGCTTTAAATGACGCACGTTTCTTTTTCATTCGGTCTGATTCTCCTGCCTTTGGTTTGCCTGCAGTCTTTGCACCTTGCTCACCAAAACGAATAGTTTTAATTTGATCGCCTTCTTTAGCTACAACGACATGAGACTTTTTAGGATGATTGGGTGTACGTTTTGGTTTATTAAAACCACTAACACCGGCTTTAGCTAATCGTGGATCTTGTTTAACAGGCACATTAGCCTCCTTGGATAATTGCATTTTCTTCAATAAACGACATAAGCATAGTCATTTGTTGCGTAGAAAATGCAGAGATACTGTCACCTTCACGCATCATAATAAAAGAATTGATTGTTCCACCAATTTGAAGAAAATCTTTACCTGTTACCGTGTAACCTTCAAGGACAGAAAATGTAGAGTCTTGTGCCGCACTGTAATAATCAACCTCTACATTTCCATTAGAGCCACTGGTATTGGTAATGTACAGGAGCACCCACTGTGCGCTTTTACCTGCCGGTACAGTGTACACAGTCTGTGGAGTGCCTGTCAGTACAGCACCGTAGGTTTTCTTAATCATTTACGTCTCTTTCCTGAAGCTGTCACTTTGTGCTTGATCTTTGCAGGGCCGGTCTTGCGTTGGATGCTTGATCGTTTTTCTGCCGCTGTCATTTTCTGTGCTACTTTTTTTGGACGGCAGGATGGGTAAGGGCGTTTGGAAGTGCCTTTTGCGCTTTTGCGTCCACAAGCCTTCCCTGTCTTGAGATCTACCCATTCTTCCTTGAACCATTTAGTTAGACCACCTTTAGGCTTACTTGTACGTGCCACCACGTTTTTTGTACTCCTTGGTTAACCAACCCGATGCATATGCAGAAGGCCAAACTTTGTATTTCTTTTTAGCTTCAGCTTTCACACGATTATACAGTGCTTTATTTTTTGGTTCTGCCACTCTTCTTTACCTTCTTCAAATCAACCGCAGTAATTTTCTTACGAGGAGGAGCTACTGCCGCTAATCTTTTTTGTTTAGGGCTATATTTACTATACGGCATTATTTTTTCTTTTTAGAAAGTAAGTATTTTTTAGCAAACTCCGCATCTTTCTTGCGTTCTGCCGCTTCTTTTTTCATAGCACGTTGCACTGCACCCGGATCACGATGCTTTGGACGCGCTGTTGTTGTTTTCTTTTTAGGCCGTCCTACTTTACTTCCGTATGTTCCTTTTCCGTATGGCATCATAGTCTCCTATTTTTTAAGTTCAGTTGTGTACTTTTTACCATTCCAAGTAAATGTTTTAGCACCTTTGTTGCGGAAATGTCTAAAGGCTTCACGGAATGATACACCACCTTTAGAAACACCAACATTGTAGTTTTTAGTTTGACGTTGAGTTTCACGATTGACAAACTCATTGCGACGAGATTCCATGCCCTTCATAGTATCTCGACCACCGCCTAGCTTTTCAGCCTGTAGTGCGGCACCAACTCCAGTCATACCACGAGCAAGTCTACCAACACGTGATGCAGTTTGTGCAACCTTCTTAGCTGTGGTAGTACGTTTATCAGTACGAATGCCTTCAGTAGAGCCTGTTAATGCTTTACGCTCTGCACGAAGTGCTCTTCTTGTGCCAGACTTTGGTGGAGTACGTTTAGCCATTTCAGTTTTGCTTAGGGCTTTATTGCGAGCTTGACGCTCTGCTGATTTCTTCTCAGCTTCTTTTTCTAACCGAGTTAACTCTGCTTTAGTTTTTGTCGCATTAGAAACTTTTTTGCCTTCAATAATTGCTTGTCTTCTAGCGGCTCTAATCTTCGCTTCTTTTTTAAAGTCTTCTAATCGTTTAGTACGTTTTTGTTGACCACGTGTTGCCATATTACTTTTTCCCCATCATATCCATTAAACCTTTGCCTGCTTTGACACCAAAGGATGCTAATACAATTACCATGAGAATCTCATGATACCAAATCGGCAAAGTTGCCAATGCGTTGAACCCCGCTTGAATATGTCCTACCATGCTTGGTATAAAGACTAAGATCAACGGGATGCTGAACACTATTGTTAACCACTCGTCTTTCCAAGAATTCTTGGAGGCTTCTGCCATGATGCGCTCCCAGTCCGCTGTAGACTGTGCCGCTGTTTTCAGTGCGGTGGCTTTGGCCTCTGCGGTGGCCTTGGTTGATTCCGCCTTGGCACTGACCCATGTACCTGCCAAGTTCGTAATAGCTGTGACTAATCCAATCATGAGGCATTTCCTGTTACGTCCGTCTGTATACAAATCGCATCGTAGTTTATCTTAGGCTGTGGGGCCGTTGCCATGAAATACTCACGGGCTTCAAAGCACTCGTCCATTGTTGCAAATGGGCCTTGAGGATAGACAGCATAGCCATCAGATTGAATTAGGATTGCAAATAATACCCACATAGGTGACCTACTGTTTACTAAGCCAATAGAAGATGTATATCACCAAGCCAACGGCTGAGAGAACGCTAACGCCCAAACAGATGCTAATACAAAGATCAACAATTTGTTTTTTACGTTTAACTTTTTTGGCTTTCTCAGCTTTCTCTGCGGCTTCACGGCTTTCCTTCATCTTCCTTTGGTAGTCTAACCAATCTGTCCATAACCCGGCTCGCCCTTGCCAGACCATCATCTGTTTCAGAGTATACTCATATTCTTTGAGTTGCTCTGTGGCCATGAACGCTTCAAGGTCAGACTTATATCCGTGTTCATGTGCTTTCTTTTGTATCTCAGCTTTAAGACCAAAGTAGTCTGCTAGTGCCTGCCCTGCTTCATACAGTTCTTTACCATTGGCGATGGTTTCCTTAATAACGCCAAAGGCCGCATTAGCGGCGGCTAGTTCAGCTATCATCTGGGGGTTCCTTCCCCAATAACCTCTGCACTGTTTGAGTTTCGTAAATTCTAATAGCTGTCCACACTAATGTAAACAAAGCCGCCAATGGTGGCAACACTTCACCTAATGTTCCTACTACTGTAACCACACTAGCCGCATCAATCATTTGCTTAGTGCTTTCTGTTGCCATCTCTTTCACATCCTATCCTTATGCAAACACTCGCTGTGGTGTGACTGGAGTGACTCCAAAGGATTCATCCAATGCTTCAAACATATCACGATACTCTTCAGAAATTAATCTGACATTGACATGATAGCCTGCAACAGCAGTCATCTCAGGATAGTCATTACCTTCTGAGTCAGTCAGGGTATTGCCTGTTGCCTGATACATCGTACCGATTGTGTCGATGGCATAGTCATGCCCGAACTTAATTAGCACAGTGTTGTCGTCTTCGTCCTGTGTCGTAATGTCAGCAAGCTCTGACATCATCTCCGACTCACTGGCAAACTTCAGGAAGAAGTCACGCTTCGGTGCCGGGATTAGTTCTTCATTGATTTCATCTGTCACGATGTGATCTC